ATACCCAGTCATTCTGCTCGTATACTCCAATTTTACCTTTAGTTTCTATACATCTTAATATATCACCAACTTTACAACTATAACCATTTACGACTCTAGTAGCATCTATCAACCACAAGTCCCCTTGGTCATAAGGTACACTAGGTGTTGAAGTAGCTCCTAGTCCTACAAATATTCTTCTTTTATCATCAGCTAAGTCATAAGCATTTAATGCTGCAACATATGCGTTTTGAGCATCTGTATCTACTATTAACGACCAAGTAAACCCTTTACTATCTGTAGCATACGGACTTGTTCCATCTACCACTGTTCTGATAAACTTATATGCTCGTTCATAGCTTTTATACCCACTATCACTATTGCTGTATTTTATATATACATCTCCGATATGTGCAGACCTTTTAGCTATATCACTATTAGCTACATCTTCAGCTAACCAACTAGCATATGGTTCTTTTGTAGCATCTAGCTGGTCATTATCTGTGTTATTGTTCGGATCTTCTATACCTATCATTACATCATATGTACCAGTGTATGTTTCAATCACTCCGTCATTCTGTTTCTGTAGTATAGCTACATCTGCCAACAGGCCAACACCAGTGTTATTACCATCCTCACCTATACCTACATACGTACGTATAGTTTGCATAGCTTCAGCATTGCCGTTAATCTCACCTTCCATTGTACTAGATAAGTAACTTAAACTCTCTGCTGTAGTGTTTTCTAGTGTACTCATAGCTACATTTAATTGATGTATAGCACTACCTATAGTACCATTTGATGATAAACTAGCACTAAGTGTATTTATAGAGATTGCAGTAGCCTCTTCTGGAGTTACTGCAGTCTGAGCTATTTGTAATATCGTTGCATCAGCCTCACTCAAACTACTATTCAACGTAGTTATAGCTGTCGTAATTCTTTCGTCTATATCAGCACTACTTACTATACTTAGTTCATATGTATTCTTTGCAACTTCTAATTCGCCTAGCATTACATCTAATGCTTCCTTTGTTGCATCTAAATCGCCTACAGCAACAGCTGTTTTTATATCTACGACATTACCGATAGTATCTTTTAACCATTGTGGTGCATCATCATAGTTAGTCATAACTACCATATCATCACCGACAATACTATACTCATTGTCGTCAAATGTAATTTCTAAATCATTACGTACGTTACCTATCACATCTATATTGGTTACTACTCTAACATCAGTATTATCTATTACTTCAATGTCAGTATTTGGGATTTCAACTTCCATAACTACTCCACGTATACTTTATCTAGTACCGCAGTAAACTTACCATTATCTGCAGTATTACAGTCTATATTTACTTTATATGTGGCTTTTCTGTTATAGTAATCACATCTATCTCCAATGTCAACTGTAAGTCCAGCAGTAGCAACAGTAGGTACTATTACTTTTATCCTACCGTTAACCGCACTATCTATTGTAGCACCTACAGTAAATGTAATAGCTCCTGTTTTTAAATCAATTAGATTAAACACAAATGTGTCAGTAGGTTGTATAACTATTGCTTCAATACTTCCGTTCTTTTTAATATTAAACTTAAACTCATTATCTTTATTTTTTCGTATTACGAATTTCTTAGCCATATTATACCTCTACGTATTTTGGAGTATACACAAAATCTGGGTTTGTTTTATCTATCTCTATTTGTTTATACACATTATCTAGACCTAAGTCAGCAGTAGCTTTATCTTTCATAACTCGTTCCACGTATTTTAGTTTTAATTCTTCATCCATTAAAGTTCTTTGCTTCTCAGCATTTAACTCATTGATTACTACCTCTCGCTCTTTAAACCCAGTATCAGCGACCATATTATCTACTTGAGCTTCTGATACTTTTTCTTTCATTACATACTCAACACTTTGAGCTAATACGGCCTGCATTGCTCCAAGATACACTGTAGCATAATCCGAACCAGTAATTCTACCTTTTGCATATTGACTTTCTATATTTTTATTTACTGCATTCATCAGTACATCAAATACTCCAGTACCAACCCAATCATAGTTAGTATCTAAACTACCATTAGTAACATCACCTATAACTATATCTGTAGCCATATATAACTCCTATAAATTTAGTAAAGCTCTCCGAAGAGAGCTCTGTAAACTCATTAAATCGCTAATGAAGCATCTGTAATTGAGTATCTAGGTACAGATCTAGGTACACTTAAACCAGTTTTTTGGTCTTTAACGTGTAATGAAATAGTTGAGTCTTTCAGCACATTAATATGTCCTTGTTTTACTTTAACAGGTATGTTCAATGGAATAACCATTGTTCCTAAGTCAAAATGAATATTTGAACAATTTACTACTGCTGTAGTATTTTGACTATTTACTCTTTGGTCATTATCTACAATAGTCACAATTCTTTCAACCATCGCTGCTTTTTTAGCAGCAGCAATTCTATCTCTTTTGCTAGAAGCAACATTACCCTTCTCAGCAGATTTCTCTTCAGATTTTTCCTTTGCTGCAATAGCAGTTTGGAGTTCTTGACCTGAAGTCTCTTGAGATTCGTAAAACGCATCAATTTTTGCTTTTAGTTTTTCAGCCCCAATATTTTGTGCAAACTGGATTCCTAAACTAGTAGCTTCTACTTTTAGTTCTTCAATATCTAACTCTTCCATTCTAATTCCTTTATTTTGGTTTTTTAGTTTTTGTATTCTATTATTTTATTTGTTAGAGAGGGCTTAAACCTAACTAACTTTAAAATGATACATTATATGTAACATATACTTACTACTCCCTTAAGCCTCTATACACGAACCCTCCTCGTTTACTAGGGAACTTACTTACCTCTTCATTTTCTGAAGGTATAGGTATACTTAAGTTAGCAAATATACAATCTGATAATGTAGAGTGTGTAACTCCTATTTCAGCCGCAGCTTCAGATAGTGAGCTATATGAAGCAACTACTTGTTCTTTCCATGATAACCTGTATGCTACAACACAAGTTCCTCTATGTGATGGGTTAATCTCAAATAAGTTGTTAGCGTGGCAGTTAAGAATATTACCATCTTTAAATCCAACATTAGGCCACATTTTAAGAAAATACTTACTTACTAATCGAGACACTCTCACTATACTATATTTACCATTATCTGCGTTTTTTAAACTGCATGATAAAAAAGGTGTTTTACCTTTCTCTTTAGTTAGTGTAAGTGTAAGCCATCTACCTTTAAACAAATCATATACTCTTCCATCTATCGTAATAGCATATCTAGGGTTATTTTCTATTATCTTATATTCTACTTCATGTAATAGTTCTTTGTCATAACATACCGGTTCTTCTCTAGGTTCAATTTTTTCTGTAGGTAGATACCTCCACACATACCCGTTAGAAGTAAACGGAACTTGAGTCGTATTAGCTGGTATTTCTTTATTAAGTAACGCAGTTTTTGATAAATTAGAATTAGTCACTTTATACCCTAATAGAGTATCTATTGCTTCCATTAAATTGCTATATCTACCAACTTCAGTTTCAACATAGGTAAGTTCACTTTTAGTACATCCTGTGTATCTAGTATTAACCAATCCTGTTGAATGTGCGTGTTTACTATTTTCTGATTGAGTCATCCATTCTAAATTACTGATAGCATTATTAGATGGGTTACCGTCTATATGATTCACAGTATCTTTGTTATCAGGATTTGGTATGAATGCTTTTGCAAGTAATCGGTGTAAAGCCACAGTAGCGTTTTTATTATTAATTACTATATTAACAAACACATCTTCTTTACTATTTATATCTTGTGGATTTCTTTTTCGTAATGCTTTATCTAGGAATCTATTTCGTTTAAGTGAGTAGACTTCACCTGACTTGCATATTATGTAGTTTTTATACTCTGGTATTATTATACCGTCAAATTTTTCACATAGTTCTTTTGTCATTTATACACCTCTGTAAGTTAATACAGAAGTATAACAGGTATAAGGTTAAATAAACCTTATACCTTGGAATCAAGCCGAAGCAGCCGTTTCTATCTTCAACAACGCTTCTGGTCTTAAGATAATACCAGCATAGAAGAAGTTATATGAGAAGAACCCAGTTGTACCGTAAGTATTTACACTGTCAATAACAGCAGGAGACTTAACGTTAAACTTAATTTTTTCGTTACCTTTTAACCCGATAGTTGCAAATGAACCCTGAGTTGGGAATAAGATAGGGAATACGTCAAACTTAGCATCAACACCAATCTCACCAGTGTATGATAATGAACCAGTATATCCAGCAGGAACATCAGCACCTTTACCTCTATATACAAACGCAGACTCAGACTCAATGAATCTTACTTCATGCATTGCACCTACTTCACCTTCAGCTAATGAATCAGCTCCGGCATATTTGTGTGATGGAACATAAACCCAATCAGTTTTACCATTCTCCGCAACAGACCCTCTTGTTGTTGATTCTAAGTCAGCTTTAACATCAGCACCGATAATAGCATAGTATGCTTTAGCGATAGGCTCTGTACCAATTTTTGTTGAACCAGTAACGATCATAGTATTTTTCTTAGCTCTGTTTCTGAATAGTTTTCTAGATGCAGCTCTGATCATATCCCATGATACTAACCAATCTTTATCTTCTGAACCATCAACAGCGATACCTTGACCAATTTGACTTCTTGAAGAAGCATGTCCTGTATACATTACAGTAGACGTACTTAACATATCTCTTTGGATTAAGTCTTCGTATCTAGAGTTAGCTAATTCACCTAATTCTTCTCTATATCTAGTTTGGATAATATCCTCTGAGAATAAATCAACTTCGTCTGTATAGTCGATCATTTCACCATATCTTTTTAACTCACAAGAGTAAGTAACTTTTTTAAGTGTTCTTTTGTTTTGAGCACCAGCACCTTCAGTTAATCCAGCACCATCTACTGTATTATTAAGGAACGCATCTACTGTATCGTAATCTCTACCAGATAAGAAACCTTTTGAACCGAATTCAGTATCATTTAACGATCTGTCATACATGTGTTCAAATTTTGAAACTTTAAAAGTTTTACCATAGTTAGTAGGCATAGATCTTTTATCTGCCCATTGTCCGTAAACATTTACTCTATTTGCTGCATTAATACCAGCCCTGTCGTAATAATGTACAATCGTATTTTGACCAACCGAACTATTAATACCATTACCATAAAAATTTGTTGCCATATGTTTTTCCTTTATACTTTACTAAGGCAGACTATTGTCTAGCCTCTAGTTTAGCTCGCCAATCGTCATAGTTTTCTTCTAAGTCATCTATCCAATTAGTAGCTTTTGTTCCTGCCTTCTTCGCATTCGTTGGGGCAGCAGCCTTTCTCTTTTCTGACTCTTTAGCAATTGTTTTTTGCTGTGCTTGCTTAGCCTTAACCGAATTGATCTTAGCTTGCTCTGCTTCTTTTTCACTAGCCATTTTTTTAACTAGTTCATCTCTTTTAGCAGCTTCTTGTTGTTGCTCAAGTTGAGCAAAGTATTTATCAGCAGCAATACCATAGTAATCTAAATCACTTTTAATACCACCCTCATATACTTTTAACTTTTGTGCAATAGGATTAATAACATCAAAGAATCCAGATTTTACGTCTTCATGTAACTGTCTGATTTTCTTAGGATCTTTCAAGAACTCCCTTCTTGAAGACTCATCCCATTGTGAATTTAGAATGTTATACGTTATAGTATATTCTTTATCGTTACTAATCCCAGAAACTACGTCTCTTATGTCTAGTTCTGTATCATCCCGACCATAATTTTTAGCAACATAGTTGTTATTCTCAGTATCTAATTCGAGAGCGTCGACACCTGTTCGTTTTATCAACTCAGTAATAGCAGCTTTATCACCCTTCGATAAATCCATTAAGAAATTAAACTCAGAATCAGTCATATTAACTTGTTCCATATAGTCTATTCTTTTTCTGTATGGTTTCATACCTTGCATTTTTTTAGTATAATCCATAGCTTGAGGGAATATCTTATCGAACATTTCCAACTTCTCTTTATTAGAGAATTCGTAGTCCACACCATTCGCTCTTACTTTACTCTGTTTACTAAAAAACTCTTCAAGATCTACACCATTTTTATCTATCGGTTGTTCATCCTTATTAGATTTAGCTTCATCAGTCTCAGTTTGTTCTTCCTCTTCAGTAGCATCCTCGTCAGGATTCGCATCTGCAGATTCAGAGTCATCCTCTGTCTCATCTTCATCTTCTTCGTTTGAACTAGTATCATCATCGGAATCCGTATTAGGTTGTTCCAAATCATCATACTCAATTGTTTCGTCATTATCATTACTACTGAAATCATCATCTTCTTCTGTAGTAGTATCTAGATTAATATCTTCACCAATTTCTGCTTTAGCTTCTCTAAACGCAGCTTCTAGTTCTTCATCAGTCATATCCCATAAGTCTTTAGCCATGGATTACTCCTCATCACTAGTTGAGCCCATATGGTCAATCATTTTAAAATACCATATTACTTTACTGATAGCCATCATTTCATCTAGTAAATCTTTTTTAACAGCACCGTCAGAAGTTGGAGCACACATCATACTAACACCATTAACAGCTCTATCTTTGAAGTAACCTTCAAGCATAACAGCTTTAAAGTCAGCGTTTTCTCTTAATCTATCTAGAGCTAATTTTAGCCCAACCCAGTAGTTATTCTCTACAGTAAGAATTTCTTTTTCATCATTTAAGTTTTCAGTTTGCGTTTCCGCTTGGTTGATCATTGTCATAATGATTCCTTTCGTTTTACAAATTATTGAATTTCAGCAGCTTTTACAGACATCTATGATATTGGTCTTTGGTTATGGAAAGTATTATACAGTCCATAACCTTATACAAATCTTAATGTAGCTCTCTCAATTTATAGATAGTACTTAAGTATAGCATCTCAATCTCATCTATCTTAGCACTAATAGCTCTAACACTACAACCTTCAGCATCCTGTATTGTAACTCCAATAGAAGCCTCTAACACATCAGCTGGACTACTTAAGCTACTAGATACTTGACCTACAGGGATATCCAACTTACCAAATTTACCTTGAGCTATTTCAGCTAGGTCATCAGCTAAATCTACAATATCATCATAGAATTCATTTAATGCTTTATGTGCAGCATTACTACTAGTTTTTAAGTGAGCATTATGTGCATATGTTCTATCAGCAAATAATCTAGCTATAATACTAGCTACCTTTGTTGCACCAGTGTCTTTTTTATTATCCATACCCTTACCACTTTTAGCCGCAGCTAATCCAATTACTATATTACCATCCATATTTATCCTTTTTGTTTTATTATTTAGCGTGTTATTTTTTACCTGGTTTCTTAGTCTTACATGCCATAGCAGATCCTTTCTTACTAGATTGTTGTTTATCATAGTAATGTTTAACAGTGTTACTGTCTCCATTACCGTACATATTACTTGCTACGCTACTCATTGCAGCAGCTAGACCAATCTCAGCCATTAGTATGCTCCTTTAGCTTTAAGAGCTCTAATGTCTTGATCGTTACTAGGCATTATATCAGAACTTTCCCCAGTTTGTCTACCAGTAATATACCTATCCGCGTTCATATTAAGAACATTAGGAGTTTGAATACCACTTACAAACCTATCAGCCATTATAGGATCTATTGCTCTACCACTCATTTGACCTGCTAACCCAAATCTACCAGTACTCATATCCTGGCCAGCTTGAGCCATTACAGGGTTTACACTTTGATTAACGAGAGTTTGCTCCATAGGTTTATTGTATGAGGCCATTGCCTCTAACGCTGCTCTTTGATTTGCCATCTTCGCTGCACCAAGTTGCTGTAACTCTTGATCGCCTAAAGTATCTATACTAACCTCACTAACAGGTCTTCCCATAGCTTTAGCAATATCTGCTCTAGTCAAACCGTACCCCATACTAGCATTCTCATATTCTGCTTTAGTTTTAGCTGCCACATTTTTAGCTAAACTATCGTCTTCCATTTGTCTTATCAAAGCTCTATATGCATCAGCATCTTGAGCTTGTTGTTGTGACTGTCTTAAATCTCCAATAAAACTTGCCATATTCTATCCTTGTTGTCTATTATTTAACTGACCTTGTAGCATCAGTTTATCTAATTCATGTTGTCTAGCTACTGCGTCATCTTGTATTTTAGCAGCTCTGTTATTCATTTCTTTATACGCTTCTCTAGCACCTGCGTTATCTGCTTCAGCTTGTCTTATACCCATCTTAGCATGTTCCATATCCATTGCTTCTTGATGAGGTATACCTTGGTCTGCTTTAAGAAAGTTTAAGTCAGTCATATCCGCATCACTGTGAAGTTTTCTAGTTTTAGCTTCCTCTAATCCAGCTTTTGCTGTTTTTAATCTAGCATCAATTTCATTCTCTTTAGCTCTTGCATATTTATCAGCAATATCAGCTCTTAACTTCTCATTTTCTAACTGTGCATTTTCCAACTGTAGTTGCTGCAATTGTTGTTGTACAGGATCTGGTTGAGGTTGGTAATCTCTAATCATCTTAGCTTTATCCGGCATTCTACTTAATTCATAGATGTCTGCCATAATCATTCTAGTGATAGCCGGATCCCCTTTAGGCCCAAGTGTTTGAAGTAGGAAACTTAACTCTTGCACTTTTGCAGCATTATCCTCTGCAGTACTAATGTCTATATCCACATCTACTCTACCCTCAAGATCGTCTCGTCTGATAGGTACATACTCTTCATTAGTTATTCTAATAATCTCTTCTTCTTCTAGGAACTCGGCATTATACGAAATCCATTTTCTCATTAAAGGTTTAATCATATTTTCAGATATGTTTCTAACTAGGTTAAGTCTTCTAGTAGCTGTTGCATCTAAAGCTCCTCTAGCACTAGTAGCTGTTCCACCTAAAGTATTACCATTGATACCTCCACTGAAACTCTTAACCCCAGTCTGACTTTCGATTTCATTATTCATTAAATTAAGTACATTAAATACACTACTAGGAATCTCATTATATGATCCTTGATAGAAGTCCCTAGGACTAGCTTGCATGTTATACTCAAAGCTTTCACCTCGTAGGAATTTATCACGATTCTGGCTATCTAATGTACCCTTTCTAATACCAATTTGACCATTGTTACTTCTAGCCATATTATCTATAATACCTCTAGTAATAGCTGTTTTAACTTTTTGATTATCACCAATATTCTCAGCTAGTGCTTCACCAAACATTTGGAAAGGTATTGCATTAAATGGTACAATAATGAATGGAGGTTTCTTATCAGGATAAGGATTACTTTCAAGTCTGATAATTGTGTTACCTACCCAAGCACATACTATAGCTTCAACTTCTCCATCACCATCTATGTCATAGTTACCCCAGTACTCATGTACAACAAGTTTTTTTCTAGGTTTATCTTTGAACTCAAAGTACGTTAAATCCTCACGGTAGTAATCAGGTTCTTCCATTAGAGTATGTTGCTCATTAGCTAGTTTATCTAGATTTTTAAACCTACCATCTGCTTTCAATGCGCTTAGACTACTCTCATATCTATGTATTACAAATTGACACTTATCTATATCATCCATACAAGTAGGGTCTATGAATATATCTTCATTTCTACACACTACGGCAGTAGGCTGGTTTTTAACTACTTTAGTTATAGGTTGTTTTACAATTTTAATTTCTTCTTCACCAAAATCATTCTCCTCAACGGTCTCAATTTCTTCCTCAACTACTTTTTCATCATAGTCCCAACCAGTTTGAATAACTACTGTACCTTCAGTAGCTAATACCCTAACTGCTTTCATTATGAAGTTGTACCTAGGGAACTTTCGACAGAACTGAGTGTTAAGTAACAATTCATTTTGTCTAGCAGCGTATGAATCCTCGAACGTAACAGGACTACACTTCACTACTTCAGCACTGCTAAGAAATGGGTCTGTAATACCAGGCAGTATCCATTCTAATTGTTTCTTAATATCTTTAGATACAATTTTGGATTTACCGTCTTCTTCATTACCATATCCGTTACCGTAAGTCTCACTAATCCATCCTTCACGTTTGATAAACCAGTCCTTCTGTAACCTTTCTGCTTCTTTTTTATCTGCTTTTAGAGCTTTTAGTAATTCATTTTTATTTATAGACATTACCTATCCTATTATTTATATTGTATCTATTGTATTATAGAATAGCTTAATCTATACTAAATGCTTAATTGCATCAAAATGTGCTCTACGTTCTGCATAACTACTGGTGTGTAGATTTATCTTTTTAGTTATATTATCTACAACAATAGCCCATTTACCACCATCAGCTATCTTATATAAATCCTTCCAAATCCAAAAAGCCATTCCAAAAACAATAAACCCTTCTAATGTATCCGGATCCATTTCTTTACCAGCATATTTCAAACATCTTTTTTGAACTTCAACAAAGTTACTTTTACCTGTTATTTGAAGGCATCCAGCACCTCTATACTTATAACCATCATCATCAGCATCCATATCACCATCACCATCACTATCTGCATTACCATTTCCTAATCTATTAGAGTAGACTAGATTAGCTATAGCCTCCTGGTTTGCTTTAAGCGTATCTTCATCTCTACCATATTTCTCAGCATCTGCTATAGACACTCTATTAGGCCACATCTTAAGCAAGGCTTCTTCTTTATAGTTTAGATTCTCTCTAACCACTTTAAACTCAGAACCCACTTCCTCTCTAACTTGAGCTAAGAAATGAGCTAATCTAAGATTAGTATTTATACCAAATTTATCTTTGTACATATCTATATACTTAACTACTTCGTTGACATTTTTAGTGTCAGGAAATAGTACTTCTATCATTTTATTAGTCATATTTTACCTACCTACATACCTTACTTGCTTGTTTATATCGTTCGATACACAAACGCATCTCTCGTATTTCCTCTGTGTATGTAGGCTGCCCAGCGTTACATACTACTTCAGGAACTACACATTTTACTGGAACTTTAACTTCTACTGGCCTATCAACAAATACTTTCTCAGTACATCCACTAATAACCAGCATTACGAATATCATCAATAAGCTTTTTAATATCTTTACACTCATCACTTTTCACCTCTATACTTGGGACCTTAACATACACCTTCTCAAACCTAACCTTCTCAGGCTGGCTTAACAATTCAGCATACTCTTGCTCTCTTTTAGCTTTATCAACTTCAAACTCACTAATAGCATCATTCTGTTTTTTAACTACATTACTCAACGTAAGTTCATTAGTTTTACTAATCACTAAATCAACATTTAAGCTACTCACTTTACCTTCTAACCTAGTATTATCAATCCACATACCAGCAATGGTAATACACATAGCAACTACTACACCATATAATATTTTCTCAATCATTAATCACTCTCCGCATTACTAACCATGTAAAACCCAATAACAGCAGCAAATTGAGCTGTAACAATACTCAAAATTTCAGTAGTACTAAACCCCCACACAAGCATACCATAACTGCACATAATAGCCAGTAACCAAGTAATAGCAGTAAACAAAGCTAACACTTTCCTAGTTCTTTTCTTGTCAGCTTCTAGCCATTCTATAAACTTTCTCATTAACAACTCCTTTTAAAAGTATCCATTACCTTTTTTAATTCATCAACTAAATCACAGCATCTCTTAATATCTTCTGCCCTAATAGCTTCTAACAGCTGAAGAGTAAGATTTAACACCTTACTCATCTTCCAGCCTTTAGTCTAGCTATCTCATCTCTCAATTGCTTAATAGTCTCAGACTCCTGAACTCTACTTTCGTAGTACATTCTCTTCTCGCTATCACTATACTTTTCATCAT